AGGGGATATCGTGGGCGGTGGATCGATCCATGCGCGACCATACACACACACTGCAACACAACTTGATGTGCATGAGTGCATCAATCAGTGCATCTATGCTTCAATGCATCACCGCATCACTGCATCCATGCGTCAACGCGCTACCCACTCCATACACGCACGCATCACGCCCCCACTCCCCCCGCCAATTCCAAAAGGGAGGGGTAAGCTAACGCCGGCCTAGTGCGCGGCGCACCTAAGCCTCACGTCCATGCATGCGTCTGTCAATGGTTATTGCGTGTGGTGGTGTCAGGTATGGGGGGCCAGTTGAATTTTCACGGTTTGTTCTCTCTTGACAGACTAGACAAAGTTGAGTCGCAGGCGTAGCGTCACCAGTCTGCAAAGGAGGACACAATGTCGGTCTATGGTGTCAATCTCGCTACCGGCAATGCAAGTAACGGCCAAATACCGTTCACTGGTTGGTCTCCTACGCTTGGTGTAGGACCTGCTAATACTGGTGCTACGTCAGGTGCAGTCTGGTATAACGGTCAGACGCAGAACGACTACTTCATTATGTCGAATGTCAGTCGAATGAGCAACCGTGGGTTCGCTGCGCTGATCAAGGCGCTCACTGGTGCTGCTCCTGGTGCGGCTGCACTTGCACAGTATAGGCGAGTAATGGCTGCCAATCCCACCAATACAGGATTGGTGCCCATCGAGACGATCCAGCCTGTCAACCGCAATACGACCAGCGGTGATCAGACGATGGCTCTTGCTTTGTGGAACCGCACAGTCAATCCAACGACGTATCCACCTGATCTGTCTGGTGCTGGTGGTGGTGGCAAGTTGAGCTTCATTGGAGTATCGTAAATGGCACTCATCCGTACGCCTAATGGCATTGTGGATGATGGCACAGGTCCGCAAGGCCCAAATATAGGCAATGCCGTTATTGCTGGTGCGCCTGCTGCTACACTCACTGATCCAATGGCTGCGGCGGCTCAACCTCCCAATGTGCAGCCTGTAGGTGCAGGTGTTCCTGCTGCGTTGCCTGTTCCACCTGTGCCTACGACTGGTATGCGTGCGTCACCTGATCAGGCTCCTGTTGGCGCAATCCCACCTAACAATGCAGTAAGGTCACCGACCGCTCCTCGTGCTGCTGTTGGTCGTGGACCTTCGAGCGGTGTATCTACGCCTGTAGATGACGCGCTGATCCGTGCTAAGGCGGATGAGGCAGTCCAACAATCAGGTGATCAGCTATCGCCTACTACAATGGTCCTCAACTACTTGCAGAGGCAGGGTCTACCACGGACCAGTGAGAATGTAAGGCGTGCGCTAGAAGCTAATGCACGCGACAACACAACTATTCCTGGACTGATCAACCAAGCTCCACCTGCACCTACAGCTATAGATACGCAAGCGAATGCCCCCGGTAGAGGTGGGCCGGGTAGAGCTACGTCCGCTGCGCCTGCACCTGCTACGCCAGCGCCACCAGGAGGATCGTCGGCTGCTGCTCCCGGTGCAGGCAACAGCACCAATATGAACGCTGCTGACATTGCCGCACTAGCGTTAGGTGGTGGATTGGGTGGTGCTGCTGCGTATTACCTGCGTAATAAACTGAATGGCGCTAAGGTCGCGCCAGATGCAGCCGATGCACTCGTTGGTGAGTATACTGGTCGTGGTGATCTGGGTCCGACTGGTAGAGTGATTGACGTACCACCTACCGCACTCACTGGACCAGGAAACAGGACCGCGATAACCGATCAGTCTACGAGTGCTGCTCCATCGAGGTCTACAGATGCGACCACTACGCGTGCAATCGATAGAGCCACTGATACTGCTGTGCCTCCTCCACCTGTAACGAACGCTGGTGACGTAACTGCGGATGATGTTCGTGCTGCCATCCGTGCTAACAGGATCAAGCTGCCTCCCGGCGTAACTGAGGAGCAGTTAGCTGCGGCTGCTAACCGTGGTGGATCGCAGAACCTCATCAGGTTCGGTGGTCCTCGTAACGCATCTACAGCAGCAGAAGCAGCGAGAATGGCCGCTGAAGCAGCAGCAGCAGCACGAGCACGTCCTGGAAGGTTTAGGGTATGGTGATGGCGAACCCACTGCAACTAGCTGATGGTCGTGTAGTGTTCCCTAATGGGCGCATTGCACGTCCGAATGAGGCTGAGCCTGAGGATATTGTCAGGGATGAGACGCCTGATCCTGTTCGTCTGGTAACGAGCAAGCGTCGTAAGGCCAGTGAGCTACTAGAACAGCCACGAGTGATGAATGCCATCAGTGTTGTTATGGCCTATTCACTGTTCGGTATTGAGGATACCGAGATCGCTGAGCTTACCAATCTAGATGAAGTGCAGATCGTCAAGCTACGCAAGTCAGATGCATACACGAGCATGTATGACGGCGTGGTAGCTAACGTGATGGATGCGGAGTCACGGCATGTTCGGGGTCTTTTCCAGAAGCACGCGCGAACAGCCGCCGGTGTCCTCATCGACACGCTCCACAACGGCACGCGTCCTGAACGTTTCACTGTGGCTCGTGATCTACTTGATCGTGCTGGGCATCGCCCTTCTGATGTTGTGGAGCATCGGCATTCAATGGATGGAGGTCTTACGATCGAAATCGTTCGCAAGGACAGTGAAAAGTCTGCTCCAACCATAGACATGGAGACTGAGTGATGGCGTTCGTAGCTGGTAACTCATACAACATGGGAGCAGCGTCATCGCTCCTATTGCCTCAGCGCTCAGATGTGGGTGGTAGCACTATAGTCACGACCAACTACTCACATGGCAGGATACAGAACCCTGCGGCATCCGTAGCAATCACGTATGACGTTCCAGGTGGATTGCTTGCTGCGTCTAATACAGACACGGTATTCGCTATTCCACCAGGGGCAGCATTCATCAATTGCAGCACTGCCTGTGTGCTTCAGCTTGGCAAGTCCGACTGATGAGTAAGCGTTACCGGATCATCGAAGGCGGAATGCAAGATCGGTTTCACCAGTCCAAGGCCAAGGTGCAATTCGTTGGTGGTGGGTTCGGTAATGGTAAGACTGCGGCCACATGCATAAAGGCACTCAGGCTATGCAAGGACTATCCTGGCTGCAATGGTTTGATCGCACGCTCAACCTACCCGAAGCTGAACGACACGATAAGACGCGAGTTCCTACTGTGGTGTCCAGGTCACTGGATCAAGCGGATGCCGACACGGGACGACAACACACTGATCTTGAAGAATGGATCGACCGTGAATTTCCGCTATGTAGCGCAACGTGGGAAAGAACAGGAGGAGGCTAAGAGCAACCTGCTATCAGCAACGTATGACTGGATCGTTGTTGATCAGTTAGAAGATCCCGAGTTCTCACATAAGGATTTCATGGACCTCATGGGCCGTCTTAGAGGTGGGGCCGAATACCAAGGTGACGATAAGCTCATGCCTAAAGTTGGGCCGAGATGGTTCATGGCGACGCTCAACCCTACGCGAAACTGGTGCTATAGGGAAATCGTCAAGCCACTTCATGATTACGAAAAAGGCGTTCTCAATCCAAAGCTGCTCTGCGAGGTTGACGATTATGGTAAGCCTGTGCTCGCTGATGGGGTGCCGACACCAATCATAGAGTTGTTCGAGGGAAGCACTTATGAGAACGTGGAGAATGTCGGCGAGGATTACATTAAGGGAATGTTGGCTACGTATACCGGCTCTATGAGGCAACGGTTTATCTATGGGGAGTGGGGAGCACTTCAGGGATTGGTCTATCCGCAGTTCGATGAAGCTAAGCATGTCATCGATCATATGACGATCCTTGAATATCTGAAGCAGCTACGCCTTGGTGGGTTTGAGCCTACATTCATGGAAGGATACGACCATGGTCTCATGCGTCAATCCTGCTATGGATTATTCTTTGTGGACGATGATGGGAATGTCTTTTTGCTTGACGGGTTCCACAAAGCGGAACAGACCATTCAACGATCTGCTGCGGCGATTGGAAAGATCAGGGCCGAGTATGACCTTGACCTCGTGTCGATGCCACCGATTTGGGCCGATCCAGACGCGTTCCGTAGAAAGACTGGTGATAGCAGGACGGTTGGTCAAACTGTCGCGTCCCTATTTGCTGACGAGCATATACCGATGCAGCGGGGTAACAACGACAATACGTCCTGCATTGCGAAGAACTGGCAATACCTGACTACGATGGCTAAGCATCAGCACCCGATTACAGGGCTGATCGAGGCTCCGTACTTCTACGTGTCAACGCAGTGTCAGTGGTTCATCGATGAGGTCAGCGAATACTACTTCCAACGTGACAGCAGTGATGAGCTATTGGACAAGCCCGTAGATCGTCATGACCATGCGATGGACATGTGGAAGTATGCAATGACCTCACGTCCTAGGTTGGCTAAGTTCATTGGTAGACCCAACCAACCACCTGCGTGGATGGCGTGGCACGAGATTGAACGGATGAAGCAGAGCGTAAGACCGAGGCACAAGTGAGCGACGAACGCGCAGGACCGACAGGACCGAATTGGGGACTGTTCACTGGATTGACGCAAGAGCTTTTCTACGCGCGTAAGGCTGAGATCATCGCCTACGGCAATGCACCTGTTGGTTACGCTGGTAACTCATGGATAATGATGAGCAGCGGAACCCAGATGTTCTACGTGCTTGAGACGCCGGATGAGATAGCTGCAATCATAGGAGGTGCGTGATGGCTAGTGGAAACTTCAACCCTGAGATACAAGCCGCAATGCAGGATGCAATGCGTGATAAGGCAGCGGGCATTAAGGAGGACAGTCCACAGGATATTGCACGCGATAAGAAGGCTGGCATATCTGAGAGTGCCGAGATGGCAATGCCTACTGTCAGAAATGCTATGCCTACTCATCCTACCAATAATCCTCCTCCTGGTGCAGTGCATCCACATGCAGCACTAGCGGCTGGCATTGCTCACGCGATCCTCAATCATCGGTAATGTAAATGAGTGGCACCAGCGACTATCAAGACCCGACTGATCCGAGCATCGATCCGACACAGATAGGTGCAGAAGATCCGTTGAACGATGCACTGGCACAGGCTGGTGTTGGTGTAGATGACACTCAGCCCCAGGAGATGCCTGTCTATAAGGCGATGCCTCAGTCGCGCATCCCTGTGTCGTCCAAGCGTGGACCTGTGTGGAAGGCACGTAAGGACACGTCACAGAAAGCAATGGCTGATTTGGTGGATGCGTGGGATGAGTGCATTCGATACTATAACCACGATCAAGCTGATCATCGTGATCGTGCTGCTGGCGATATGCGTACTAGTGGCAATCGTCACATTGCCAGACGACTGAACGAGATGTTCAGTAGCACTGAGAACATCGTGTTCAGTAACGTCAATGCACAGATACCTGAGCTATACGCCAAAAACCCAATCGTCTCATGCACCGCTACGCCGTCATCAGACGACAACGTGAATGCACAGAACGATCAGTTTGCTCGATGCGTGGAGAAGCTGATCAACGTTCTGTTCGGTATGAAGGCCGCGCCTGGTGTCAACATCAAGCCCATAGCTAAACGCAACATCCTTGTAGCGCTCCTCACCAATCGAGCATGGTTCGAGGTTGGATACGTTACGAAGGATAAGTCCCGTGAGCAAGCATATGCTGACCTGTTGGACCTGTCTAATCAACTCGCCCAGGCTAAGGATGCAGATGATATCGGAGAAGCTGAGCAAGCTCTGGTCGCACTTGAAGAGAAGATTGAGTTTCTCCAACCGTCAGGACCATACGTAAGGATGAGGTTGCCGCATCAGGTGATCATGGACCCTGACAGCGTTGATCCGCACTTGCGTGACTGCAACTGGATAATGATCGAGGACATGCTGCCGACTGACTACATCAATGCAATCTACGGTATGGAAGATGAGCAGTCAGATGAAGTCACCAGCATCTACGAACCAACTCATATCCTCGTTGGTGGATCAGGCTCAGTCGGGTTCAACGAAACAGACAAAGACTTCACACTGTTCGATACCGATCAAAACAACTACAACGCCTATGGCTTTGATAATAAGAATGCATTTGATAAGGCCAAGCGTACGAAGGTGTGGTATATCTGGGATAAGGTTACGCGTCGGCTAGAGATGTATGCCGATAACGATTGGACATGGCCCATCTGGGTATGGGATGACCCGTATCAGCTACAGAACTTCTTCCCGCTAACACCGCTGTGGTTCCACGATAATCCTGTCGCGTTATATGCAAAGGGTGAAGTTAGCTTCTACCTAGATCAGCAGGACCAAATTAACGAGATCAATGATGAGAGGAGGCGCGCTCTATTCTGGGCACGTCGTAATTTGTTCTATGATGCTGAAAGTGGCATGACACAGGAGATTGCTGAGAAAATCCTGAAAGGCCCTGATGCGACCGCGACACCCATTCGTGTACCGGAGGGGAAGAAACCGACCGAACTTATATTCAGTATTCCTCCACCAAGTATGGCGTTCCACCAACTGTTCGACAAACAAGATTTATATGCATCTGTCGATCGTATCGCGTCAACCAACGAGGTTGAGCGTGGAGGTCAGTTCAAGACGAACACAACGAACAAGGCCATAGACTACTATTCGACTATGGGCAACATGCGCATGGATATGCGGCTCGATGCAATCGAGGATGCGCTTGGAGATATCGGATGGAAAATCGCACAACTGTGCCTTCGTTTCATGGATGCGGACGTTGTACGTCAGCTCATTGGACAGGATGTAACGGCGTTCTGGAAGCCGATGGACAATCTATCAGACTTCTCGCAGTTGTCTGTCGCTTGTGTTGGCGGGTCCACGCAGAAATTGACCAGCGCTGGCAAGAAGCAAGAGGCGGTGCAGGTTGGCCAAATACTTGCACAGTACGTGCGCGCTGCACCAGCGACCGCGTTGAAGGTTACGCTCAAGATGATGAGCAACGCGTTCGACGACTTCATGATCACTAAAGAGGATTGGGCTGCCATTGCACAAGAGACTGCACAGATGGCAGCCGCACAGCAAGGTGGCGCGCCTGGGCAGCAGATGGGTGGCAATCCTGCACAACCCGGTGCTAGTTCTGTTCCTGGCGGGGGCGAACAACCCAGTGCGCCACCTCCCGGTATGCCACCGGGAGGTAACCCAATGCAGATGGCTGCAATGGTGACACAAGCACTGTCACAGTTGCCACCACCTGTGTTGCAAGCAATAGGCCAAGCCTTAGCACAAGGCGTTCCACCTCAGGCGATAATGGCGCAGATGCTACAAGCATCACAAGGAGGTGGTGGTCCACCTAATGGCGCAGGACCGCAACCTCAACCCCAACCGCAACCACAAGGTGGCGCGCCTGCACAACCACCAGCCAACATAGTGAGACACTGAAATGAGCGACCGGCCTAGCACAGAGTCCGATATCCTTGGTAACATTCCTGGCATCGATGATGTCGGTGGTGGCGATATCGGTGGAGATGTCGGTGGATCGCAAGGTGGAGGCGATACAGGTTTAGGTGGAGGCACCACATCCGCACAGCCGGGTGACGATCCTCGTTCGCGAGGTGGGGCGCAACAGCAAGATGGCGCTGTGCGTCGTAGACACGATGGACTTGTTGAGGTTCCTAACGAGGAGAACCCCAGCACTCGTGACCTCGTTGATCCAGTCACTGGGAGACGCGTTGCGCAAGGTGGCGTCGAGCGTAGGATTTACGAAGAAGGCCAGCGACACGCGCGTGAGAATACGCAACTGAAGCAACAGTTGCAAAATGCTATGCAACAATTGGGTGGCATCAACAATGTCACTCAGGAAGCAGTGCGACTTGGATTGCCCGCAGAGAACCAGCTAATTGCTCTGCGCGTAATGGCAGACTTCATGCGTGATCCTGTAAAGACACTTGAGTATATGGTGCAGGAAGTGAAGTCTAAGGGCTACCAAATTCCATTCTTGGAGCAAGGCATCTCTCCTGGGATGGACATGGCGGCCATCGCTCGAATGATCGATCAGAAGTTCCTGCCGCTGACTCAGCAACGTCAGCAGCAGGAACAGCGCCAACGCTTTGAAACTGAAGCAAAACAGGAACTCGACAGGTTCCTCGGAGCCAACGAGGACGCTCACGAAAACCTTGACGTGATTGCCGAAATGTTGCAGGCTCAGCAGGGTCTCGGCATCCAAGACGCCTACATCAAAATGATGAGG